TGCTTCCCTCCGCGAGGGGACGACCAGCTCGGACCAGTTGGGACTGGTCACGATCAGCCGCGACTGGAGACGATCTACCCTGAACAAGCCCGATCGCTTGTGACCGAGTTGGGGGGATGGGCAAAGACCTATCTGAAGAAGGAGCTCATGCCTTGGCAGCGTCGAGTTCTGGCTGGGCAGACTGCTCTGAAGGACGATGGGCGCTTCTTGCATCGAACTAGCCTGGTATCTACAGCACGGCAGAACGGTAAGACCGTCGCGCTGATGACGCTGATTGGGTACTTCTTGACTGAGGAGCCTAAACGGCGCGGGGAACCTGTGAAGGTGCTGTCTACAGCGCATCGTCTCGATGTGGCTACCGAACTGTTCAACGAGTTGGGCCCTGTCTTGGAAGAATACTTTGGGGCAAAGCTGACGAACCAGTACGGACGTAACGAAGCCAGGATGCCAGACGGATCACGTTGGCTAGTGAGGGCGGCTGGGCCGTCTGTCGGTCACGGTCTCAGTTTGGATCTGATTGTGGCTGACGAAATTTGGGACATTGCAGGGGAAGCCGTAGACCAAGGACTTGTCCCAACAATGCGCGCTAGACCCAACCCGCTCTTTAGCATGTGGAGCACCGCAGGCACAGAAGCTTCCACCGTGTTCTTGCGTTATCGAGAGCAGGGTCTTCGATCCATTGACCGCGGCGAGCCTTCAAGCTTGTATTTTGCGGAATGGTCCCCGCCACCAGAGCTAGACCCAATGACCCCCGCCGCTTGGGAGTACGCCAACCCAGCGCTCGGCCACACCCTTGAACACAGCACCCTAATCGCTGAAGCAGAAAGCCCCGACCGTGCCGCGTTTTTACGGGCATCGGTGAACCTGTGGATCTCCACCGATCGCGGATGGGTAAAGCCTGGAGCCTGGGAAAACCTCCTGCACGAGGGCCCTGTACCGGCTGGCGGCATTGTCGCCGTCGAGGTCTCCATGGATGACTCGCGCTACTTTGCGGTGCGATGCGCCCAACTACCAGACAAGCGAGTCGTCGCCACCGTTGCCTTCCATGTGGACACCCTCGCCGAGTGCATCACCCAAGTTGAGCAACTTGCGCAGGATGCCCGTATCAAGTTCTTAGTCACCCCAACCATCAGCATGAACATGCCCAAAGCCATTGAGAACCGCATGGCCGAGGTCGGCTACAGCGAGCTCTTGCGCTACACGCCAGCAGTAAAAAACATGATCGAAGAGCAAATGCTTTTACACACCGGCGAAATCATGTTGGCCGAACATGTCAACCGAGCGGTGGCCGTCCGTACCCAAGGCTCGATCGCGTTGTCATCTCAGCGTTCGCCTGGGCCGATCGAATTGGCGCGCTGTATGGTGTGGGCCGCAGCTACGGCGTACTCGACAGCGCCAGCAATGAAGCCCATGCTAGTAATTCAGGGACGCTAGTGTCGGCTCTGGTGTCGGCCCCTGTGTCTTGCCTTTCGTCGGGATCGGGTGACTGGGGGCCGATACCACCACAAAGCACCTCGCATGTGACACACTGAACCCATGGCTCTCTTCAAGCGCACCACGACCCAGCCTGTGACCAAGGCTGCAGCTGGCATCTCACCAATCACCAGCAACCAGGGCGCCTCCCAAATTGGCAACTTTTACAGCTATATCGAAGGAGACATCCGCCAGCGTGCAATGAGCGTGCCAACTATTGCACGAGGCCGCGACCTTATCTGTGGCACCATTGGCTCGTTGCAGCTTGAAGCGTTCAGATGGATGTGGAACGGCGACAGCATGGAACAAGTGCCCCAAGCACCGCGTTCATGGCTAGGACGCATTGATAAAGGCGTCCCGAACAGCGTCATCCTCAGCTGGACCGCGGACGATCTCCTGTTTTACGGATCGGCTTACTGGTACTGCACCGACAGGACAAGCGACGGCTTTCCATCAAACTTTACTCGATTGCCTTACAGCATGGTCTCTATGCAAGACCAAACCGGCGTAATCAAGTTCGGCCCATCCAAGCAACTGTTATTCAACGGTCTGCCAATCGACTACCGCGATGTCATCCAGTTCATTAGCCCCAACCAAGGACTCATCTACACCACGGTCAAAGCAATCGACACGGCGCTTAAATTAGAACAGGCGCGCTTTCGTAACGCGATGAGCTCCATTCCGTCAGTTGTGCTTAAGCAGACCGGCGGAGAACCGCTCAGCGCCCAAGAACTCTCGGACCTCTCAGCCGCCTTCGACGTGGCTCGTATGCAAAACCAGACGGCAGCCGTCAACGAATACATCGATGTCAAAGAATCGTTCGCTACACCAGACAAGATGCTTCTTATCGAAGCCGCCGACTACCAAGCAAAAGACCTCTGCCGCGCTATCGGCATACCGTCCTACTTGGCATCGATCGCCACCGGCTCGTACAGCTACACTAACAGCGCCAGCGCTCGCGAAGATCTTTATATCTTTGGCATGAAGCCAATCATGACTTGCATCGAAGAGACACTCAGCGCCGACAACGTGCTTCCACACGGCACCGGCGTAAAGTTCAACATCGACGCATACCTAGCAGCACAAGAACTCACTCCGCAGCCAATGCCACGGGAAAACACACAGGAGGCACTTGCCTAATGCCGTACTACATCACGAAAGACGCCGAAGACTGCGCCGGATGGGCAGTCGTCAAGGAAGACATGGAGATCCTCGGCTGCCACCTTTTGAAGCAAGACGCCATCGACCAGATGGTCGCCATTTCGAACGAAGAAGGCATTGAACCAGGCGGCGAACTAGAGATTGAAGAAGAAGACGAGATGGAGATGGCTGCCGCCCCCGTACAGCTGACCGCCAGCGTCACGATCGACGCAGCCGCCTCGGACGGTACCCCGCGCCGCACCATCAGCGGCATCGCCGTCCCCTACGGCCAGGTTGCAACCGTGAACGACGGCCAAAAGATCCGCATCGAAGCCGGAGCTCTTCCAGTCGACGGCAAAGCTCCCAAGCTCTTCCTCTACCATGATGCCAGCCAGCCCATCGGCACCGTGATCGCCCGCGTAGACACTGATGAAGGCATGCTCTTCCAGGCAAAGATCGCCAAGACCGCCCTAGGAGACGAAGCCCTCCAGCTCGCCACCGAAGGCGTCCTCGACAGCGTGAGCGTCGGGATCAACCCCAAGAAGTTCAGCTGGGACGGCGACGTAATGGTCGTCAAGAAAGCCGACTGGATGGAACTTTCTATGGTTCCCATCCCAGCGTTCGCCGGTGCCACAATCACCGAAATCGCTGCTAGTGCAGATATCCACCAAAATGAAGAACAGATCCGCAATACTCAAGAAGAACCCCAAGAAAGCGAGACCCCAATGGAACAGCAAGCCCCCGCCGTGATCGAAGCCTCTAACGTGCAGACTGTCTTCGCACAGCCGCGCGCATACAAGCTTCCATCACCCGCCGAATACATCGCCGCCTTCGTTCGTGGAGGCCACGACTTCGCACAGATGAACGCTAACATCAAGGCCGCAGCGCCTGACATTATTACGACCGACACGCCTGGAATCTTGCCAGAGCCAATCGTCGGCCCCGTATATGACGGCCTCAACGCGATTCGTCCGTTCGTATCGGCAATCGGTACGCGCGCTATGCCAGGTGCAGGTGCAACATTCCGCCGCCCAAAGATCACGGCGCGCCCCGTTGTCACCCAGCAGCCGACTGGCCAGAACAACACGCTCGACCCGTCATCGGTCACCGTGTCCAACAATGACATCAGTAAGCTCACCTTTGGCACCTACGTCACCATCTCTGAACAAGATCTGGACTGGACAGACCCCGCATCGCTCAATATCGTCCTCGACCAGTTAGCCATCGCCTACGGACAGGCCACGGACAACTACGCAGTCGACCAGATGGTCGCCGGCACCACACAGTTCGAGACCTTGAACGCTTACGCTGCGAAGGATCTGATTGAGTGCGTCTACGGCGCTGCTTACCAGATCAGCAACGGCTCAAACTACTTGCCCACGCACTACTTCGTGTCCCCGCTTACTTGGGCGAAGTTGGGCATGCTCGTAGACAGCCAGAACCGCCCAGTGTTCCCATTCGTCGGCGCTCCTGGCCTCAACGGTCAGAACACGCTTGGCAACGCCTCGGCTACTTCATGGAACGGCAACCCGCTGGGCCTTGTGCTTGTCGTGGACAAGAACATGGCAGGCGGCACCGGCTCAGGTGACTTGAACGGCGTCGTTGGACACGCAGCAGGCCCAGCCGCAGGCTTCGAGTTCTACGAGCAGGTCAAGGGCGCAGTCAGCGTCGAAGTGCCAAGCGTGCTCGGTCGAACGATCGCCTGGCGCGGTTACGCCGCTACCTTCATGGCAGACGCCACGAAGTTCTGCAAGATCGTCAAGTCGTAACACGCCGATAGGAGGCCCACATGGCCGCCTACACGGTCACACATAAGCAGCTCATCGACAACTACGCCGTCCTCCAGCTTCTCACCCCTACAGAGCTGGAGGTCGGCCAGTCGATCACCGTCACTGGTGTTGATGCCACATTCAACGGCACCTTTACTATCTACGCCCTGCCCACATATCTCTACACGGGCATCAATGACGAAGGCGACCTGCTCTTTAACGGTGAGGAAATCATCGAAAACCAGGTCCTCTACGCCAAGACAGCCGCCAACGTTGAGCGCACCGCATCAACCGGCACCGTCACCTATAACCCTGTATGCACTTGGGTAAACGCCAACGACGTGACTGCCTGGCTAAATATCACAGTGGCTTCAGCGAACGACACTGCGCTCATTACGACGGCTGCAGCTGCTGCTTCACAGTTCTGTTGGCGTCGACGCATGGAAGCGGGTTATTTTGACAGCCTGACCACAGTCCCTAGCCAAGACGTTAAGCTCGGCACAATCATGTACGCAGGCGCCCTTTATCGCGCACGCGGCTCGCTGGGTGACTCGTTTGCCACGTTTGACGGCATGGGCACCGCCCCAATGATTGGCATGGGCCCAATGGTCAAGCAACTGCTCGGTATTGACCGCCCCCAGGTCGCCTAATGCCAGGCACCGGCCTCTTCAACGAAGGGCTTGACGATCTCGCCACGGCCCTCCTAACGATCACCAACCTGCCCGTCGTGCGTGACCCGCGCAACATTAGCCCAGGCTGCGTACTGATCGGCGCCCCCACTTTCCAAGCGTTTAATTACAACATCGCCCAGATGAGCGTGCCGGTTCAAGTTATCAGCTCAGGCCCAGGCAACCAAGACGCCCTCGACCAATTGCTGAGCATTGTGGCTCTACTTATGGCTAAGAACGTGGCCGTGACTGAAGGTCGCCCGACCAGCCTTGACATTGGCGGCACGATCGTCCCAGGCTATGACCTAATGGTTGAAATGCAGGTGCAGACCGCATGAGCTACGTCGTCGTATCCGAGCGCGTGGGCAAGCCAGGCGAACCGTTTGAGCCGCGCCCAGGCACGAACATTGAAGCGCTACTTGCTTACGGTTTTATTGCTGAAGTATCCACGCCAAAGCCAACACCAACCCCTAAAGTCAAGAAGAGCACCAAGGAGAAGTAACAATGGCCACCAGCACCTACCTCGCTAACCCAGTCGTCACGGTCAACAGCGTCGATTTGTCCGACCAGTGCACCGCCGCTACGTTCACGCAGCGCTACGACGCGCTTGAGTCCACCGCATTTGGGGACACCGCCCGAAAATTTGTGAACGGCCTCGGCAACCATGAAGTCACCCTCACGTTCTATATGAGCTACGCCAGCGCTGAGACGTTCGCCACGCTTGAGAACGTCGTAGGCGGCCCCGTGACCGTTATCGTCAAGCCCGCTGTCGGTGCAGACTCGGCGACCAACCCAGGCTTTACGCTCACCGGCGCATACTTGGGCGAGCTGCCAGTCGTCAACGCCACGATGGGCGAATTGTCCACGATTGACGTGACTTTTGTTGGTGGCGTCTACTCTAAAGACGTAACCCCATAAGCCTGGCTTAACCGCTCGGCCCGACACGAAAGGAAGCCATGCAAGTAACTATTCGATATAAGCGCAAAGGTGAAGAGCACGAAGTCGTTACGACTTTGGGCGTCATTGTTGCTTGGGAGCGTCGCTTCAAGCGCAAAGCCTCAGACATGGCGAACGGCTTCGGCATCGAAGACCTAGCTTTTTTGGCTTTTGAGGCCAGCAAGATCCACAAGGTCGTAGTGCCAGCGTCTTTTGACCAGTTCATTAACGAATTGGAACATATCGAGATCGTTAGCGAGGAACCCGCGCACCCTACCCACGCGGAACCGTCCGAAGATCACTAGCCGAGCTAGTGGTCACTATCGGATGGTGGCCGCCGCATATCGAATTTGACACAGCCGACCTCGTTACAGTCAGTAAGGTGATCGAGGAGCAGAACAAGCAACGAAAGGCCCCAAGGTGAGTGTCGGCGTCAGTGTTGAAGTCTTAGGGATCAAAGAAGCCCTCAAGGAGCTCAACGACCTCGACAAGACCGCACGCCGCAAAGTCACCAGCGACTTCAAGCGAATCGTCAAGCCGGTCGAGGACGCCGCCAAGTTCCTGACACCTAAGACGGCGCCACTGTCAGGCTTTGAACGTAATTGGAAGACCAAAAGCGGCTTTCAGATGTTCCCTTGGCAGCCAGGCAAAGACAAAGTAATCGCCAAAGTGTCGGGGCGTAAGCCAAAAATGTTTGCCGGACACATGACCAATCTGGCCACGTTCTATATTCGCTATCAAGGCCCGAACGCTGTGCTTTTCGACATGGCCGGCAAGGGCTCTGTGCCTACTACTGCGGGCTCAAATATGGTGCGGGCTTTGACATCGTTCTACGGGCCGCCGTCGCGTGTCCTGTGGCGTGCCTATGAGCAGCGCGGCGATCAGGTGGTATCGGAGACACAGAAGCTGATAGATGAGATGATGAGAGAGATCAGCACCCGCCAGGCTGGTCAAAAGACCTGGAGACGCTAGTGGCTGTAACCCTTCCAATTATTACCGAGTTCGACGGCAAAGGGCTGAACCGCGCTATTGCAGAGTTTAAGAAGCTAGAGACGACTAGCGAGAAGGCTGCTTTTGCGCTTAAGAAGGCGTTCTTGCCTGCTGCTGCGGCTGTGGCCGGTCTCGGTGTAGCACTGACCCAAGCAACAAAGGCCGCGATTGAAGACCAAGCCGCACAGCGACAACTTGCGCTCACGCTGAGGAACGTCACTAAAGCCAGCAATGACCAGATCAAGTCGGTTGAGGATCATATTAGCGCGATGACAATGGCGACCGGCATCGCTGACGATCAATTACGCCCAGCTTTTGAGGCTTTGACGCGAGGCACAAAGAACATAAGCGTCTCAATGCGCGACTTGACGCTTGTCACTGACATTGCTACTGCTACCGGAAAGCCGCTCGTTGAGGTGTCTGATGCGCTCGCCAAAGC